GGGTATGACATCTGTCCTGGGGCTGATCCCAATAGCATGACACAGAGCGAAAAGCTCATGAAAGCCCAAGGCCTGCTAGAGATGATGGGAATGGCTCCAGGCATTCTCGACCCAGTGAAAGTTATTTCACGTGTATTGGATGCACAAGAGCAGCCGTCTTGGCAAGACTTGCTCACAGATCAGGTGAAACAAACGGGGCAAATGCCTCCGCCACCGCCAGATCCTAAGCAGCTGGAAATGCAGATGAAGATGCAAATGGAGCAGCAGAAAGCTCAGGTAAAGCTTCAAGAAACCCAAGCCAAAATGGAATTGGAATCTCGTAGTGCTGAGCAGCAGATGGCGATGAAAGCCCAAGAGCACGCCCAAGATATGCAAATTAAAGCAGAAGAGGCCCAATTGTCCGCTGCTGCCGATCAACATAAGCAACGTATTTTTATGGCCCAGCAAGCTGCGCAAGGCCAACAAAAGCTTGTTCAAAGTGAACAGGCTCATCAACTTAAACTCCAACAAGTTAAGGAGCAAGCAAAATCGAAAGCAAACGCGAAGCCTTCAGGATCTGGCAAGAAGACCCAGTAACCAAGGTATTTTTTAATTCTCTTCTACAGCGGAAAGACGATCTTCTTATGGCCCTAAAGGGCACAGACATGGAAGCTCTTCGATTCCAAGCTGGTTACATCCAAGCTATCAAAGACATCTCAGAAACAAGTTTTGAGGATACTGAATGATTCCAAAGACTCCCGGTTATCGGGTTTTAATTAAGCCAGATTCTCTAGAGGAATTCGACCCTGTAGTGGCAAGCGCTAAATCCAGTATTCCTGGATTTGAGTTTGCAGCTACCGAAGAACGGCAAGAACGTACTGCAATTGATACAGGCACTGTTTTAGAGATTGGTCCTGTTGCGTTTGTGGATCGTGGAGGCAAAGAGAACTGGTGCGAGGTAGGGGATCGGGTGAGTTATGCCCGTCACGGAGGCAAGTCATTAAAGGATCCTAAGAATCCTGACACACGTTATCTTGTGGTCAATGACGAAGATATTATCATGGTTTGGAAGGAAGAGACATGACCGAAGAGGTTAAGCAAGAAGCTGTAGAACAAGCACAACAAGAGCCACAATATTCCCCCATTGAACTTAAGGCAATGGAAATGGGCTGGAGGCCTAAAGAGGAATTTAACGGCGACGAAGAAGATTTTGTAGACGCAAAAGAATTTGTTGGTCGTCAACCTCTATATGAAGGCTTGGCTTCCACAAAGAAACAACTTAAAGCTGTTCAACAAGCATTAGAGGCCTTTAAGGGTCATTATACAAAAGTCAAAGAAACTGAGTATCAGAATGCTCTGGCAACCCTAAAAGCCCAAAAGAAAGCTGCCCTCAAAGAGGGTGAAGTAGACGCCTTCTATGAGCTAGAAGAAAAGATTGAAACTATTGAGGCTGAGAAGCAAGCTTTTGTCGATGAGCAGAAGCAAATTCAAGCGGCTGAACCCACTGTGCATCCTGAGCTGCAAAGCTGGATGGCACAAAATCCATGGTACATGAGCCAACCACATATGCGCACTTTCGCGGATGAAGTTGGTAAAAAGTATCAACATGCGGTGTTGGCGGGAGAACTCACTCCTTCACAAGTGCTTAAAAAGATTGAGCAAGAAGTACGGCAAGAGTTCCCGAATAAATTCCGCAACCCGAACAAAGATAAGCCTTCAGCAGTTGAGGGTAGTTCTAGTAAGTCAAGCTCAAAGTCTGGTGATTTTGAAATGACTGAACAAGAACGACAAGTGATGAACACATTGGTCCGCCAAAAAGTAGTGACCAAAGACGAGTACATCCGTGATCTAAAAGCAGCGAAAGGGCTGAAATGACCAAAGAAGCACAAAAAATTGTCCGTGGCGAGCGCCAACGTCGGACATCAATCGTAAACCAAGGGCGTCTCGTAGTCGAGAACAAAGACCCAAGTCGTGTTTATCGATTTGTAAATGATAAGAACGGTCGAGTTGAAGTTAAACAAGACCAGGGTTGGGATATTGAGCTTGCCAAGGACCACCGAATTGGTGGCCGTCGAGCTGATTCCTCTTCCCCCGAAGGCTCTGCGGCGCGTGTAAACGTTGGTGCTGGTGATCATGCGGTTCTCATGTCTATTCCTAAAGAATGGTTTGATGAGGATCAAGCAGCCAAGCAAGAACGAGTCGACGCGTCGGAGCAAACAATTAAACAAAATGCTCTCAATAGTCATAAAGGCTCTTTTCAGGTTTCTACACGAATCCCTGATTAATACTCTAATGACTGTTAGGGCGTGAATATAAGGAAATATAATGGCGAACGTTTCACGCGTTAACGGTCTGCGCCTAGTGAAGTCCCTCACCGGACCCACTATGGGCAACCTAGAAACTTTTTCGGTGCTCTCTTCAGATGCCACCGCTCTTTTCGTAGGCGATATTGTTAAGAGTTCTGGTACGGCTGATGCCAACGGTGTTCAGGCGATTACTCGTCTAACCACCAACGGCGACCTGCCTACCGGTGTTATCACTGGTTTCTTGCCAGACTACACCAATCTTAACACACCTCAAGGTTATCGTGCGGCTTCTACGGCGCGCATGGTTTATCTTGCTGTTGATCCCTCTCTTGTGTTTGAAGTTCAAGCTTCAGCCGCAACCGCTGTTGCTGATATCGGTTTGAACGTCGGTGTCACTTTCACTGCGGGTTCTACCACCACAGGTCTTTCAGGCATGCTGGCGGATATGACCACTAAGGCTACATCAGCTGCTCTACCTCTAAAGATTGTTGGTGTTGTTCAACGTCCCGATCAGGACATGAGCGACAGTTCTAACTGGAAACTTCTAGTTACGCTCAATACCAACAACTTTGCTGGCAACACTGCCGGTACCTAATAGGAGTAGACTATGTCAGTTATTAATAGTTCCAGTTTTGCAAAAGCCCTGTGGCCCGGCGTCAATGCTTGGTGGGGCAAGGCTTACAACGAATATCCGGTCGAATGGGCGGGCTTGTTTGATAAGAGCACTTCACGTAAGCAATTCGAAGAAGATGTTGGTATCAGTGGCTTCGGTTTGGCTTCTATCAAAGCCGAAGGTGCTCCAATTAACTATGACACCGAACGTCAGAGTTTCATCACTCGCTACGTGCACGTTGTCTATGGGAGTGGTTTTATCGTAACCCGTGAGGTTTACGAAGACGACCAGTATGACGTTGTCGCCCAACGCAAGGCCCAAGAGCTTGCGTTCTCAATGCGTCAAACTAAGGAAGTTATTGGCGCCAACGTTTACAACCGTGCATTCAACTCTTCATATGTTGGCGGTGATGGTGTTTCTCTTCTGAACTCCGCTCACCCCAACTTTGCGGGTGGTACATGGAGCAACATTCTAACCACTGCTTCTGACCTTTCAGAAGCTGCCCTAGAGCAAGCTTGCATTGACATTGCCGGTTTCACTAATGATCGTGGCCTGCAAATCGCTGTGCGCCCCGAATCGCTGGTTATCCCACGTCAGCTCATGTTTGAAGCGGATCGTATTCTGAAGACTGAGGGCCGTGTTGGCACGAACAACAACGACCTCAATGCTCTCAAAACCATGGGGATGATTCCGAAAATCGTCACTAACCACTATCTAACCGATAACGACGCTTGGTTTATTCGTACCGATGTTAAGAACGGTATGAAGTATTTCGAGCGCCGCGCTGACGAGTTTGGTATGGATGAGGACTTCGACACCGAGAATGCCAAGTACAAGGCTACGATGCGTTTCAGCTTTGGCTGGACTGATCCTCGTGCTCTTTATGGTACTCCAGGAGCCTAATAATTAACAAGAGGGGAACATAGTTCCCCTCCTTTTAAGGAGAAATTATGGGCTTTAAACAACTCGATGTCACCCCAATTGCAGCTAACGGTCCCTCAGCTACTACGCCTACTGGTAAGGTAGAAGAACTAAAAATCTTCCAAGTGGCGCGTACCGATACGGCTGCTGTTACCAAAGTCGTGGTTCCAGGCGACGCTAGTATTCTTTCTGTTTATGTGTATGGCTCTACGGCATCTAACGCTGCTACAACGGCCATCATCACATTTAACATTATTGACAATAGCGGTACTATTTCAACTGGTACCTATGATGTCAAGACAAATGGTGCTGTTTCTGGAGGTGTCACTAACATGACCAACCTACCAAATCTAGAAGCACTCCCGCTTGCTGGCGACAAGATTATTCAAGGTATTTATTCCGAAACTGGTACTGCCTCTACGTTGGGTGGCCCTTGGAAAATTGTAGTTCGTTACGTTCGATAAACAATCTGGGGAGGGTGGTGAATCCTCCCCTTCTCTATTTTAGGGGAAATACATGGGTCAAAATGTATGGATTAAGTGTGGTCGCACTTTCAATCTTTTAAGTGAATCTCCAGCCCCTACAGGGGCTGGCACCGGACCTTTCCTTTACAAGGATAGTCCGTTTGCTTCCTTCCAGGCCACTATTATTGGTACTGGTGCTATTGGAGCAACTATTACTATCCAAGGTAGTAATGAAGAGCCTAGCGCCACAGGAGGCCAGCAGCCCGTTGCCACTGTCCTTGGAACTATTACCCTCTCGGGTACAACCGCTGTTAGCGATGGGTTTGTTACCACCGCGTCTTGGAAGTATGTCCGGGCTGTTGTGTCAGCTCCCACGGGGACCATCACGGCTATTCGCGTGACCATGGGGGTTTAAATGACTGTTGTCACAAACTCTGCTACATCTGGCATTGGCGGAGCATCCTCCTCAACGGGGGTTGCCGGCCTAAATATTCCGTCTTCTGGCTATGTTTACGCTGTGCGTTCTAGCCAAGCGAGCAATGGCACGCTCATTGACCAAGGACCAGCTACAAATGTATTCACCGTAAATTCTGGGCTAATCCCAGTTTCGTGGGCATCAAGTTCCCCAGTTACTCTCGGTAGCTATCGCACTCCCAGTGTTCTCAATGGGTTAATTTATAAGTGTACCACGGCAGGTACAACAGCCGCAAGCGAGCCGTCATGGACCACCACCATTGGAGGCACGACAACCAGCGGTACAGCTACCTTCACCTGTGAGAAGGGCCCTTGGTTTGCCGACGCTGCTGGTATTCGGTTGTTCCGAACACTGGCCTCTACACAAACAGGTGTGGCTTCTACATTCGCTACCAGCACCTCAGGTCTCACATGGGACATGAACCTTGGTCAGAGCATCATTATTAATGCTCGGGTTAAGTATGATTACAACGCTTCTGGACAAGCTATCGGACCAATTCTCAGCAATTGTACAAATGGTACTGGGAATGGTATTCGACTTCTAGCAACCGGGGGCTCTCTTCAAGATATTCGAGTTCAGGTGCGTGCTGCCAGTGGCAACATCCTGAGCGATGATACTTCAATTGCCTTTGGTCGCAAACCCTTCGATGGCACTGAGCGCAACATCACTGTTATGGTAGATGGCGTTCTTAAGATGGCCTACTGTTTTATTGACGGGTTGCCCATCCTACAGTCGGACATGTTTAACACATCGACTGGTATTTGCCCAAACAACATGA